GTATTATGTGAGTAAAAAGGAAAAGATTGTGATTCCATCTTAAATCTCCATATAAACTTCGTCAGGTTCAATAATACCTAACATTTGCATAAGTTTGTCGTAGGTTTCTCTACCACCACAAGTCATACATTGATAATCCCACCCTAATTCATCTATCAGGTCAAGTAACTCTCCACCATATTTGTTAATTCTGGTTTGTTTACCATCAATTTTGATGTAGAACTCTTTGATTGTTTTTGTTTTTGTGGTCATTTTAGTAGTCCTCCATTTTGTTACTTATCCAATGATGATAGTTGAACTCTGCAATGTCAAGATACTCAACATCGTGAAATCTTGCACATTCTTCTGGTGTTTCTCCATCAGGAATAAATACAAACTCTTCACAAAAATATTGTGCGGATGAAATCCCAATTTTTTCAGTATGTTTGATAATTTGATTGATTTCTTTATTATCGTCAAGATGTTTCTTAAGATACTTAAGGTCTTTCTTGAATTGTTTTTTTGATTTAGACATAAGGGGTTTCTCCTTTGTATATACCTATTATAGTGGTAAAACTGCCATACTTCCACTCTTAGTGGACACTTTTTTAGGTGGCACATCCAACTCTTCCATAATAATTTGTTTTGGTAGTATGTTATAACAATAGTAACTACTACTGAATGTTATCTTATCATTGTCTCTACCATCTGGACTAATAAACTTCATTCTCTTATCAAACATCAACAACTGCAAGTCCTTATCCTTGAATAGTTGTTTTGGTGCTGAATCATTCAACCAAGTGTTTGTCATTATCAAGGCAAAGGGTTTGCCAAATGATAATGCTCTCTCAAAGTACTTTCTCTTATTGGTAAAAGGTGGATTAGATACCATCACATCCCAATACTCTGGTTCAAAATCAAAGAAGTCAATACCCATACTAATATGAGTAGCAATAACTTTATTCTGTTTTGATATTTGTTTAGTAAACTCACTATCAATGGTATCAAAAGGACACCAGACTATAGCACCCTCTGGAATATACTTGAGTATGGGTTTAACACCATAATCAGGTGTGTAACACTCATCGTTGTTACCACCTGAGAACATTAACTTACCACTATCTAATTCTTTGACCATAGTTCTCAATCTCTTTCTGTCCAATACTTACCCCTATTCTAGGGTCTTTCTTGTGTGATGTTCCTTCATCAAACTGTTTCTTAATCTTTGGTAATAATAAATCCAATACAACATCGCAACCCAACTTCCAGACTTCTTCAACTTTCCCTCCTTTGAATCTTGCATAGTAGTGATTCTGGTATTTACCAATTTTATCCTCTACAATGTATTTCTCTTGTAGTTCCCAAGTATCTTGAACACTTATGCCATTATAAGTTCCATTAACACTCTTACCTATGGTAGATTTGTATTCACACCCACCATCTTCATCAATTGCATCTTCCCCAGAATAATCATCCGCAACCTTATGACCAAGTAAACCCGCCATATAAATTTCCCTTGACCTCGCATAAGAGAATGGATCACCCCATCCCTGTTCCTCACATAGGTCATACATCTGTTCGTAGAGGTCACGATACTTTTCTTCGGGGGTCATAATAATTCTGTAATTACTATTATTATAGCAAAGATTTAATCATATATCAATGTCTTGTGACACTTCTTCGATTGCCACATATGGCACGATTGATTTAATCGTGTTATCTTTGTTATATTCAATCTCCCATAGATGTCTCTTGGGATTTCTCTTTATATCAAAAATAAGACCTGCTTCATTGACTAGCACTATCCACACTCCATATCATACTTTGCTTGAAGTTGTATGATAGTATCAATCTTTTTCCTTACGATATTGCACCACTCAATATCTTCATCGTCAAGCATTTCATTATGTTCAAGATAATACTTGAGTGTATAATCTAATGTTGTTAGTTCGTAATTGTCAAATTGGTTCATCCTGTTACCTTCCATTGATTTTTTTCTATCATAGTGTCACAATGTTGACAGTTTAATGCTGACCAACTAAAGTGAAATACGAAATGTCCTTGATGACATTCTGGGCAAATGATAAATTTACCATCTTTACCCGCCCTAGTGTATCTGTTAACTTTACTACAATTTGCCAACCATTTTGGTTCAGTTTTTAAATATTCGTTAAGAATTTTCTCCGACCAGTTAACGTATGATGTCAATGTTGTCATTTTGTTTGTCCGTAAACTTGTGGGTATAACTTATTTTGATATATCCTATCCTGATTTTTAATCAAGTCAAAATCATTGTTAGGGTCTTTGTCTGCATCCCAACCTATTGTAAATGCCTTTGCATATACAAGATTAAGTAGTACTTCTTCTCTGTCTGGGTATTCACTTGGGTTACTACAATTCAATCGTGACTCAACCATCATTTCACTTTGACCCTCTAGGTGTGTTATGAGTGCTGTCAATTCCATATCATCTAATTCAAGTGTGTGTTTTGCCATTACCATTCCTCCTTTGGTTGTTTTGCTCTTGCCTTTTCAATCTTATTGTAAAACTTGTCAACAGTAGTCTCCAAGACTTCAAAGATTTCGTCAACTTCTTCAATATAATCTGAATCAGCATACTTGACAGAATTTTCTAACGCACATAAGATAATACTTATCTGCTCTTCTCTCAAAGTCAAGTTAAGTGGTGTCTGTGGAAAGTTACTTCTAATTTTAGACATCGACTTCCTCCATTACTTCACTTGTGTCTTGAATAGTAAACTCTACACCCATAGTATCAGTATAGAAACTTATGTCCTCTACCTGACAGTTGGTTAGTGTATCATTCTTTAAGAAGTAGAATGTGATGTCATCATCGCCATTGTAGTATGACAATGCTTCGATTAGTTCTTTTACTTTCATCTTACTCTCCTACAAACTTGTAGTTGTAATCATAGAGTAAAATGTCTCTGACTCTCTCTCTGTCAAGTGAGTCTCCATCCCCCCAAGTGCAAGACTTATTAGTCTTATCACTACACATTGATAGGTAGTTCTCTGTTGCTCTAAGAATGTCGTACTTAGTAAGAGGTTGTTTAGTCTCTTGAGACATCATAGGATAGAGTGGGTCATTCTGACCATAGAATGAATCAACATAGTTCACAAATTCTGTGAACATATCATTGAGTTCTGTGCTTGATGTTCCTGAGTTCATAAGGGTTTCTTTGTTATGTACTTATTATAGTGTATCCATATCGCTTTTCAATAAAGCTTGTGACACTTTATGAACTGACCCAATTGTTGTTGGTTAGGAAATTTAATCTGCTAAATTGATTTCTATTCACTAATTTGTATATACCCCACCTATTCCACATTACATAACCTTCGCCATCTATTTCTCCATCATCATCAAATGTTGTCCACCATCCATCGTGTTCACACCTTTTAAGTGCATCCATCTTAATTGACTTAACTAACTTCCAAAGTCTCATTAAGTTAGGGTCAATATTATGTGAGTGGGATATAGCGTTGACTACATCATCTGTAATTGGAATTCCAGTACGGATACAATGATTGATAGTTTTTTTAATTTGCTGTGCTTTTTTGTCATCAACAAACTGAACCATAGTTGCCATCTGTTTTGCAAATTGACATCTATCATATACAAATGATTGAAACTTTGCAATCGCATTACATTGAACATACAATACTTTGTCCAAGTCATTCTCAAGAATATGGTCAAGTGGTATTGCGTGAGTGTCAAGTAGAGTATCTCCTGTAGCAACATACTCTGTGTGTGGTGCGATGATGATATTGTGTTCTATCTTGTATGGAAATAGATAACCTATAGTGTTAGGTTGGTAGTAGTCATCGCCACCAATACCTATCAAGTCTCCCTGATAGATATTCTCTGTTCTGACTAAATTATCAAAACATTTATGTAACTTATCTGCTAAATCTTGCTTATCTTTGTATAATATATCAATCTCTTCGTGAGAGTGACATATCATCTTTTTGACTTTGTTGAATACTGATTTTGTACCAACAAAAAACTTATCATTTTCGGGATTAGTTCCCCATACAATAGCAGGGCAACCATCTATTTTAAGAGATACCTTTCCCTGTAAAGTAAACCAGTTAATTGCTGACAAATCGCCAGTAAGAATAGTATCTTCGGGGTGTTCAATGTGTTTGAGTTGCATTTGTTTGAGTGATAATAGTTTGCTTTTAAACTAATATTATTCTCTTCTCTATTACTTTATTTTAACACATACGAGATTATATAGTAAAATTATAACCCAAATGGTAATAATTTGACACTATTTTTTAATAAGAATGTGTCGATAATTAGATTCGCTATATTAGTTCCCCAATGTAGCATCCATAGAAATGAAGCAATGAATATTAATTTTTCTTTAAGTGATAGTTTCATTTTATCTTAAGTATAAGTAACCACCCGCCCATCCAACACATCTAGGGTCAGTAAGAAATAACATATCTTGTTTGTTGCAAAAATTAAATCTAACGTGTTTTGCGGGTGCTTTCCAAGATGCAGGTTTGTAAACTTCCCCTGTTTTGCTGTCAACAAATGCGTGAACTGTAGTGTCTCTCCATCTATCATTTGTTTCGTCATACTCTTCTCTCACTACTTTAAGGTACTTCTTACCTTCATAGTATCTAAACTTGTCTAGGTTTGCTTTACCTTGCATAATCTTTACAAGTTGATTTGCTGAATAAGTACACTCTGGGTCACGCTTCAAGTTATGCTCTAAACTTCTAATTGTGTCCTGTTTGTAGTTCTCATTGAGTGCTTTACAATAGTCATCAACATATCTTCTTATGAATGTCTGATTTGTTTTCTGAACTGATTGTCCGATTACTTTTTCCATAGGGGTGTTTCTTTGTTATACATCTATTATAGCATTAAAAAAGGGGGTTGGATACCCCCTTGTGACACTTATTCAACTGTCTGCTTTTTTGGGATTTCTACCTCCTTGACAGTTACCTTAATAATCTCCTCATAATTCTCATCAAACTTTTGTCTGATAGAATATGCAACCCATCTATCCTTAACAAAAACGTAAGAGTACTCTTGCCAACAATCTATTCGTGTGAACTCATCAAAGTTCTTACTTAAGATAGGTGCTTCATCATCGCCACCATAATAAGTTGTTCTGGGTTCTGTTGTTTCATACTCTC